ACTTATTGATGCAACAGTTGTTGCTGGTGGAGCAGCTGGTGGAGTAAATGGTAACTCAGGTGGTGGCGGTGGAGCTGGTGGTTTTAGAAATTTTTCAAGTATTCTCATTTCTGCCGGAGCAGCTGTACCTGCAGTTGTAGGTGGTGGAGGAGCAGCAATTCCTGCACCTGGTTGTCAAACAGGTAATGGAAATAATGGGAGTATATCTAAAATAACTGTAGCATGTGTGGCCTATCAATCAGCTGGTGGTGGCGGTGGTGGAGGTCAAGAAGCTTCTGCACCAGGAGGTCAAGATGGTGGATCTGGCGGAGGTGCTGGATCAAACGATCATAATTCAGCAGGATGTGGAAACACTCCTCCAACAACTCCTCCACAAGGAAATCCTGGTGGTAATACATCTGCTAACCCTAATTCTGGTTATGGAGCTGGAGGTGGTGGAGCTGGAGCAGCAGGAGCTAATACATCAGGATCTGCAACTGCAGGCGGAGCAGGTTCACCAAGTCCTTTAAATTGTACAACATATGCTGGTGGAGGTGGAGGTGGATCTACGGGATCTGCTGGCTCTGGTGGCTCTGGTGGTGGCGGTAATGGTGGTTCTCAAGCAGCTGGAAGTGCAGGTACTGCTAACACTGGTGGTGGCGGTGGAGGAAATGGTAGAACTCCAGGAACAAGAAATAATCCATCAGGACAAGGTGGATCAGGAATCGTAATAGTAAAAGAATTAAACAAAGCAAGTGGTGTATGGAATTTAAGAAGTCACATGGCTGCTTTAACAGCAGGTAAATGTGGTGCTTCAACGTGGCCGATAAATGCTTTTTCTATAAATTATTTAGTTCTAGCTGGTGGTGGAGGCGGTGGCTCTGGTAGAGGTGGTGGAGGTGGTGCAGGAGGTTATCGTGCATCAGGATTTGGGCCAAGTCCTTTACAAGGTTCAGCTTTAGAATTGTATGCAGGAAGTTATTCAATTACAGTTGGAGGCGGTGGAGCAGGTGCGTCTGGTCAACCTGTACGAGGCACCACAGGAAATAATTCAGTTATAAGTACAATAACTTCCGCAGGTGGCGGAGGTGGTGGTAGTGGACCTCCCGCTAGTCAACCAAACATGTCAGGAAGAGATGGTGGATCTGGTGGTGGTGGTGCTGGAAGTGCAGATATAGGAGGACCCCATCCTGGTGGATCAGGAAATACTCCTCCAACAGACCCCCCTCAAGGTCAAGATGGAGGTACTGGAGTTTCTACTGGTACTGTAGAAGGAGCTGGTGGTGGTGGTGGCGCAACTGCAGCTGGTGCTACAGGTACTGGTTCTTCTGGCGGAAATGGTGGTGCAGGAGCACCTAATACTATTTTAGGACCAGATACATCTTATGCTGGTGGTGGCGGCGGAGGTGGACAAGGACCAACAGGATCAGGTGGAGCTGGTGGTGGCGGAGATGCAGGACCAGGACCTGAAGGTGCAAATGCTGGAACAGCTAATACAGGTGGTGGAGGTGGTGGTGAATCTACAGGATGTAATCCAGGACCTCAAAATGCAGGTGGTTCAGGTATAGTAGTAGTAAGAGGACCAAGTGCAGTTACTTTTGCTGGAACTCCTTGTGCTGCAACAACATTATCTACTCATCCAGGTGGTGACAAAATAGCTAAATTTACAGCTAATGCTACATTAACTATTTCTTAATTCTACTTTACATTACTATAAATTTAAAATATAACTTGATATAAGAAAGATTATGAATCTTACAAATTATTATTGGTATTTTAAATCAGCAATCCCTGAAAGAATTTGTGATGATATTGTTCGTTATGGAAAACAACTACAAGATCAAATGGCAGTGACAGGTGGGTATGAAAGAAACAAAAAACCATTAAATCAAAAACAAATTAAAGATTTAAAAAAGAAAAGAGATTCTGATGTGGTTTGGATGTCAGATCGTTGGATTTATAAAGAAATACAACCTTATATAAATCAAGCAAATGTAAATGCTGGCTGGAATTTTCAATGGGATTTTTCAGAATCTTGTCAATTTACTAAATATAATAAAGGACAATATTATGATTGGCATTGTGATAGTTGGGATAAACCATATCAAAGACAACAACCAAACGATCCATCACATGGTAAAATAAGAAAACTATCTGTAACTGTTTCTTTATCAAATCCTAAAGATTATAAAGGTGGTGAATTAGAATTTGATTTTAGAAATATGGATCCTGATAAAAAACCAAATATTAAAAAATGCACAGAGATATTACCAAAAGGTTCTTTGGTGGTATTTCCTGGTTTTGTTTGGCATAGAGTGTGTCCAGTTAAAAAAGGATCTAGATATAGTTTAGTTATTTGGAACTTAGGATGGCCTTATAAATGAAAAATAAAAAAATTAAAACAACTTTTCCACAACAATTAAATAAAGAAGATCTTTTTAAATGCCCCATATGGTTTGCAAATGAATCTGCATTTGTAAATAATTTAAATAAAGCATCTGATCCTTATATAAAAACAGCAAAGAAAAATTTAAAAAAAAGCATAGATAAAAGAAATAAAAAATTTGGAAATAAAGGAGATATGGGTAATGTATTTCATTCCACCTCGTTAATAGGAGATCCTAATTTTAAACAATTACAAGATTATATAGGTGCAACGGCTCATAATCTATTGGTAGAAATGGGTTTTGATTTAACTAATTATCAAGTGTTTACTACAGAAATGTGGGTACAAGAATTTGCTAAAAATGGAGGGGGACATCATACTTTACACACTCATTGGAATGGTCATATATCAGGTTTTTATTTTTTAAAATGTAGTGATAAAACATCAAGACCAGTATTTGTAGATCCAAGAGCAGGAAATATAATGAATTTATTACCAGAAAAAGATATGACAAAAGTAACTTATGCAAGTCATCAAATTAATTATGATGTAAAACCAGGTAGACTAATGTTTTTTCCATCTTACATCCCTCATCAATATGTAGTTGACATGGGTTATGAACCTTTTAGATTCATACATTGGAACTGCCAAGCTATACCAAAAGGAGTATTAAATGTTAAAAGTTAATAAAAAAATGAAAGATGCAGTAATTAAAACTATATTAGAAACAAACACTTTAAAAAATAAACCAAATTTTATAGATAACTTTTTAAAATCTAATGTAAAACTGAAAGGAAAAAATGTCATTAAAAAAATCGGCGTTCCAAAAAAATAAATATAGTATTTTAAAAAATGCTATATCAAGAGAGATAGCAGATTTTTGTTTTGCATATTTTTTAAATAAAAGAAAAGTTGCTAGATTTTTATTTGATCAAAAATACATATCACCATTTACAGAATACTATGGTGTATGGAATGATGAGCAAGTGCCAAATACATATTCTCATTATGGAGATATAGTTATGGAAACTTTGTTACAAAAAGTAAAACCTGTTATGGAAAAACATACAGGATTAAAATTATCCCCTACTTATTCTTATGCTAGAATATATAAAAAAGGCGATGTGTTAGCTAGACATAAGGATAGATATTCTTGTGAAATATCTACTACATTAAATCTTGGCGGTGATCCTTGGCCAATATATTTAGATCCAACAGGTAACAGGGGTCAAGCAGGAATTAAAGTAGACTTAAAACCAGGAGATATGCTTATATATTCTGGTTGCGATCTTGAACATTGGAGAGAAGAGTTTACTGGTAAAAACTGTGGTCAAGTATTTCTACATTATAATAAAGCAAAATCAAAAATAGCTAAAGAAAACGAATACGATAAAAGACCATTTTTAGGGTTGCCTGCTTGGTATAAAGGCTTTAAATTACCTAAATAATATTGTATATAATAATATGGCGGGAGACTCCACCACAGATCTCCTGCCTTATTATTAAGGATTTTTTATGCTACAAAAATTAAAGTTCCAACCAGGATTTAACAAACAAGTTACAGCAACTGGTGGTGAAGGCCAATGGGTTAGTGGAGACTATGTTCGTTTTAGATATGGCTCACCTGAAAAAGTAGGTGGTTGGGCTCAATTAGGAGATAGTACTCTTACAGGAAGAAACACAGCTTTACACCATTTTGTTAATGCTAGTGGTATTAAGTATGCCGCATTAGGCACAAACAGAATGTTATATGTATATTCTGGAGGTGCTTTTTATGACATAACTCCTATTAAATCTACAACAACTTTAACAAATGCTTTTACAACAACACAAAGCGATGCAACAGTTACAATTACGTTTGCATCTGCTCATAATATTTCTAAGTATGATATTATTTATTTAGATAACTTTACTGAAATTACTAATTCTAATTTTAGTTCTGGTGATTTTGATGATAAAACCTTTATGGTAACATCAATTCCAACTTCTACAACTCTTACTGTTGAAATGAGTTCAGCTGAATCTGGATCAGGAGCAAGTACTTCTGGTGGAATAAGAGTTCAACATTATTATTCAATTGGCCCTGCCGTTGAGGCGTCAGCCGCTGGTTGGGGATTAGGGTTATGGGGTGGTACTGTAGCTGGAGAAGTTTTTGATACTTTAGATGGTGCTTTAACAGATGCTTCATCAAGTATTGTTTTAGATGATTCATCAGGATTTCCTGCTTCAGGAACAGTTTTAATAAATGAT